CACCAACCGATTGCAGGCGTATTGCCACAAGGCACTAAGGTTGCACCTGTCGCAATGGACTCATGCAACGGAATTTCATCCTATGCAAATACCGACCCCATGTTCTATGGTGGATTCATCGGCTACCCTACGCTAACCATGATGGCCCAAAGTGCTGATTATCGAAATGTGCCTGATACCAATGCACTAGAGATGACACGAGAATGGGGCAAGATCGTTGTCAAAGGGGATGGTGAAGAAGATAGCTCAGATAAAATCCAAAAGCTCACAGAAGAATTCGAACGCATAGACGCACGAAATATCATCCGTAAGCATATCGAGAATGAGGGGCTTTTCGGTATGTCGCACTTGTTCATCAAGATTAAAGGACAGGATGACAAGACGGATTTGCCACTAATCTATGAGAACGTGCCTAAAGGCGGACTTGACGGACTGATTCTGATTGAGCCTATTCACAGCTCCCCTGCTGCGTTCAATGCAAGCAATCCATTGGAGTTCGACTTCTACAAGGTGAATAACTGGTTTGTGCAAGGTGTGAACATTCACCAAGATCGGTTGCTAACGCTTGTGACGAGACCAGTACCCGACCTGTTGAAACCTGCGTATAACTTTGGTGGTCTGTCTTGGTTACAAATCATGAAGCCGTATGTTGAGCGATTCCAACGTGACACAGACTCAATCAGTGATCTTATTTCCAAGTTTAGTTTGACTGCGCTCAAGACCAACATGGAGACAATTCTTCAAGGTGGTGAAGAAGGGGCAAGCCAATTGCTAGCTCGTGCGCAAATGATGGGGGCTTTCCGTGACAACTTGAATATGTTGCTTATGGACATGACAGGCGAGGATTTAGTGCAGATCAACACTCCAATGACAGGTCTTGTGGATCTATGGGCTAAGTCACAGGAACTCATGGCAATGCCCTCCCATACGCCATTAGTCAAGCTGACAGGCATCACACCATCGGGACTGAATGCGTCCAGTGATGGCGAGATTCGCGTGTACAACGATTGGATTAGTGGATTACAAAACGCTTTCATTCTACCGCAGATTATGAAAATTCTACGCATTGCTCAAATGTCGTTATTTGGCGAGATTGATAACAATATCTCGTTTGAATTTAATTCACTCAAGCAAATGGATGACAGTGAACTAGCCGACCTTAACCTCAAGAAAGCACAGACAGCAGGCGCATTGATTGAGGCGGGTGTATTGTCGCAAGAAGATGAACGGTCACGATTAAGCAATGACCAAGATTCAGGCTACGGATTCATTGATCCCGATAAAGTTCCAGAAAGTTTGGATTTAGACTTGACAGATGAAACGGAACAATAGTATTATCCTGTTATTGGTTGAATCTGTGGGCGACACAGTGGGTTGCAGGTTGGTATAGTGTTAAACCCCCTATTCATAAAGAATATCTGTAAAGCAACTATTCGCACGTTGCCAATCAATATTAAGTCCTTAAAGGTGAGATGTTGGGGATTTAAGAGGCTGACCGTCATGCCATAAATGGCGGTAATGGGTGAAAAAGGTAGCATGAACCTATCGTGTAATAGATTGAGTACGCTAAAAAGATCCTCCGCTTGGTATACGCCCTGTAGCAAAGCTGATTAGCGGTTTAAGTACCCACTTTTAAAACTGATCTGACCGCCAAGAAAGTTTGGCAATTGATTATGGATTCCAGTGCGGTATGCCCATAGTGACGGTTTAAGAACTCACCGCAGATTTTAAATAAACTCCCTGATACATGGAGACCTAGTAAAAGTCTAGCCCTCGGACTAAACAAGTAACTAGGCAAAGGAATTAATGTATCTAGTACCGCGTTTTCTTCATAGTTCTCGACTCAGCATGTAACCGCCCATGTGTGCGAAAGGCGGTAAACCATAAGAGAGCTTTAGAGGTACTCGTTTTCGAGGGTGTGTAGCAAATGGCATTTGCGGTTGACTTATTTGATGTGGATTTTACAGGTCGAGTGATCATAAGCTTGCAATTAAAGCATTAATGCGGGTCAACAGGGGTGGGTTCGATTCCCATCACATCCAGCTCTAAAGGTAGCGCAGAAATGCGAGAAAGTAACACGAGGCGACTGTTGAAATCAGAATTTGATAAGAAAGCGTATGATGCTGCACACCAACGAGAGTTGTATGTAGTTTATCGACAACAGCGTGACGATCTTGAAGAGCAATTGGGTAATATATGTTACCTTTGCAAACAAGGGAAGCGGAACTGTTTTCATTTACATCATCGTGAATATCATCCTACTGAGAGTAACTATCCGCGACACTCCAACGCTATGAGCGTTAGACGTAAACGATTGAAAGAAGCTCAAGCACACCCTGAACGGTTTGCATTACTTTGCCCTACATGCCACCGTTTAATCACGGCTTTGGAGTTTGGGGACATTGATCGAGAACGCCTTAAAGAGTTAGTCGGGTAGAGCGCGCCTACTCTTATTAATCAGATAGTTTTAGAGAGTGATCATCTAGTGGCCTAGGATACTGGTGGGTGCGACGCCCCGAAACGCAGGTTCAAATCCTGCTCACTCTACTAAAGCTATAACCAAGCCCACCGTAAAACGTGGGTTAATTTTCAGGAGAAAGAGTATGTTTACAATTAACGGTAATATGTTTTTAGGTACAGGCGATTTAAAAGCCTATGGTGGTTCTAAGCATGGACAAGTATTGCGTCAGATTGAACGTGATGATTTTCATGAGCTTAGTTATGATAATGAGTATTCGATAATCAAATTACAGAGCTTTTTTAAAGTTGATGGTCGCGAAGGGAAGATTCTGCATGTCGTCGCAATTCCAAAAGGATATGCTTATGATGAAGAATTTGAGCACTATCAGGATGTTAGCCGTGAGTCAGCAATCGCCATGGCGCAAACAAAGCGCAAGCTTATTTCATAGTTAGCAATCAATATAAGCCCTGCCCCGCGCAGGGTTTTTTAATGCTACAATATTTTTATTTATTCCAAGCCTAACCATGAAAAGAAAAAAACCAACCACACTCCCTCCAATTCATCCAAACCTAGGCATTGAGCGATGGTATAAGCGCCAACTCATGCAGATCATCAATGAGATTCAAGCCGAAGTAAAAGCGGATATCCAGTCGAACTACAAGTCACAAGCCAACATGGTCGCAATGGATGGATTTAGTGACTGGCTAGGGCATTCAATTGATTACCTGATGAGTAAGTGGAACAACAAACTCAATTCGCTATCAGATCAAATTGCCGACCTGTTTGTCACTAAGACCGTGCATAACTACGACAACCAACTAAAGAAGCACCTACGCAAAGCAGGGTTCACTGTAAGACTGCAAATGTCGCCATATACGGAAGAAATGCTCAAGGCTGCAATGGGTGAAAATGTCGGACTGATTAAATCTATCGGTGTGCAGCATCTCGGCAAGGTTGAGCAGGCGGTATGGGCGAGTGTTAAGGGTGGGTTTGACCTAGGCACACTGTCACAGGAGCTACAACATGCTTATGGTGTTACAAAGAACAGAGCCGACCTGATTGCGCGTGATCAAGGCGCTAAAGCTAATGCTGTGATTGAACAAGCAAGACGCAAAGAGCTAGGCATCACAAAGGCGATATGGAAGAAAAGCACAGGCGGTAAAACTCATCGTGCAGATCACGCAAAGGCAGATGGAACGGTGTTTGATGTGGATAAAGGGTGTTTGATTTCGGGGGAATATATACTCCCAGCCGAAGAAATTAACTGTAAGTGCTACTCATTAAGTGTGATAGACGGCATTATAGGTTGACAGTAGCAATACAATAGTATTAATATTGGGGTACTTTATAGGAGTGTTGAGATGAAGATATTTGAAAATTTCTTAAAAAAGAGAAAAATGAAAAGTAATTTTTTAAATCAGATTGATGAAATTGGGAATTATAAAAGCAAACTGTCTTTGGAAAGCGTGGTTATTGACGGTGTTGAGCACAAGCCAACTGTACGGGATAGTTTGGGTGAAGCAACCATCACTTACAGCAAGGAGAAATAACATGGAACCAACACTAGGTTTATCAGTTGCACTAATATCGCTGTTGCTTTATTTCCTGCCTGTCATCATTGCCTTTGTACGTGGCCATGAATCGCGTTGGGGGATTTTCCTTATGACGCTGTTCTTAGGTTGGACTACGCTGTTTTGGTTTTGGAGTCTAATTTGGTCGGTATCAGCTAAAGGTGGCAACAGTGGCACAACGATTAATAATATAAGGAATGGTTGAGATGAGAGAACAGTTTGAGGTGTTGACAAAAATAGCACAAGCATTAAATGAGCATCAATCTATTTTCTTTGATGAAGAAATGAACCGATATAAAACGCTATCTTCTATTGCTGCGGACGCAATGGTAACACTGTATATTGATGGTGCATGGTACGCATACCAAGAGCAGCAGAAAATAATTAATATGCAAGAATGCGGAGCTATAGAAATACAAATGATATTGGAGGATGTTGAGTATGACGATGAAAATAAATTAGAAAGAATTAAGGAGCTTCTAAAATGACCCCGACACAAATAAAATCCCAAGCCCCACAAGGAGCAACACATTACGACATTAAAGGCGGTAAAGTTGCTTACTATAAAGTGAATAATTTAGGTTATACGATGCGTTGCGAGGACAAAATGTGGTATGTATTGTATGGGGCATTGATTCAAAACTACAAACCGCTTTAATTTAAGGAGAGCAGTATGATTTCTTGGAATGATATAGCAGAGGGTAAGCTGCCTGAAATTGGAAAGCCTGTATTGGTATATCCTGATTGGGAGTTTGGTGAACTGGATGAAAATGGCGCATTCTGTATCAGCTCAGACATGGGATATTATGAGCAAATGGCTTACGGTTTTGAAGAACCGGAAGGCTTTATATATAAATCAGATGTAATTAGATATTGGACAGAGATAAACGAGCCTTAACTCAATAACACCAAACCGCTTTAATGCGGTTTTTTAATTCGCGTCATGTTAATATTGTTTTTATTTTAAAGAGCAACTTAGATGACTGATATTGTACCAGTTCCGAATTGGGGTGGAGTTCGACAACTAGAAACGAACGAGTACGCTACAGGTGGGTTAAATGGGAACATGAATGAGCAGGCCAAATCATTGGCTGGCCAAAATATGTATTCTCGACTCTATGCGGGGTTGCCTTTTGATCCTGTATTTACTGCTCAGGTTGGTGGGTTTCCGGTTGGTGGAAAGGCTGCTTTAGAGAATGGCGAAGTTGTTGAATCCACTGTTGCGAACAATATCATTGACCCAAATATAGATATGACGAAATGGGTTTTTTCATCATCAGGTCTAAATAGAACTCAAGAAGACATAAATAATGACTGGGTCAATGTCCGTAGCTATGGTGCTGTTGGTGATGGAATATTACATACGGTAAATGACTGGACTGTTATTGGATCAAGAGTTTACTACCCGAGTTTAGCCGCTATACAGATTGATTACCCTTTTGTCTCGTCTTTATCCGATTCTGTAGATTGGGCTGGTATTCAAAGAGCACTAAATACAGGTAAGCATGTTCTTGGTCCTTTTGGGAGATACCAAACTAACGAATCCTTATATTATAAAACAGATGGACAGCAAGTATTAAATCTTGGTTCTGTAAATATTGATGCATCACTTGGTAAACCTTGTATTCATATTGGTGCAAGCGATAAAACTGGCACTCCAAGATTAACATGGCGCGGAAAGTTCAATGGTACTGATTTTTATGGCACGGGAACCCGTGCCGTTGGCTCTGCTGGGGTAAACTTGGTTTCATGTTCTCAGATTGAGTTTAATTTCCGGGCAACAGGTTTTTATGAAGGGATGAGTATTACTGGTGCATGTTACGCAAACACTTTTAATACTTTAACTCTTGTCCAAAATACATACGGTATTGGAGATAGAACATCAATCGCAGACTTGCAGGGTTCTGTATTTCTTGGCGGTCGAATTGAGCAAAATAAACTTGAAGGCGTTAAATTTGCTTCTGTAAACACAAAGTTTATTGGAACTGTTATCGAGGGCAATGGTCTTTGGGATGGTGGTACTGGGTCTACCCCTGAGGTAACTATTTTAGGTAGCTCAGCTAGTGGAGCGGTTACTTTTGATGCTTGTTATATGGAATCGCTAAACGGGAAGTCTGCTGGTGGAATTATCGAAATATCACCTCTGGCTAACAGATATGTATTCATTAATGGTGGTGAGTATTTCGGCGGCGTGACTAATAAAACAACTATTGTTGTTGTTGATATTAAGGCAAATGCATCTGCATCAATGGGGGTGAATATCTCTGGTGCTTATGTAAGTGATGTTAAAAACTATGCGCGTGGTGTAATTAGTGGAGATTCTAGAGTATCTGTTGTTAACTGTATGCCTAAAGAGCCTCTTACTGTTTGGACAGACGTAACCGTTGGAACTGGGCTACCATTAATTCAGCAGTTTGATCGTGAATATTGGTATACAAATCAGAACATACGAGTCAAGCAAGTAACTGCGACAGGACCAATTACGGGTAGCTCTCTAGTAGTGACGGATACAGCAACTTGTAAATATACTATCTCGACTGATGCGAATATTGGTCGCACTGAATTTTCCAACTTCTTTCAGTCGCGCCAATTAATACAAGCATCAACTTCTGCCTCTCCAGTCGTTGCTCAAGCATCTGAGTTTCCATCTGGTTTGGTCTATTTACTAGAAGTTAAAGCGCTAGGGAAGGCAACATTAAGCGACTCACATTGTTTTAAAGCATCTCTGTTGATCAATAACGCAAGTGGAACACCAGTAATATCTTGGCAAAATATTGATTCAAATAGCAAGGCCGGTCAGACATTAAGTTTTTCATTCGATGGAAGTAATAATTTAGTTGTCACCGCAACAGCTGGAGCTTCTTTAAATTCATATTTATATCGATTCTTTAAAAACCGGTATATGCAGTCTTAGTTGTATGTATAAAACCACCTTCCGAGGTGGTTTTTTATTATCTGATTGTTTATGTTATTATCAATTTTATTTATAAGTGTTTAAAGGCATGAATAAAAACACAGTCGCATTTGATAAAGCATCTGCACGGCACTATGACGATAACGGCTTTCTAATCGTAGATAGCACAGTCATCACAAAGGCTGCGGTCAATCCGTACTACGGCAAAGAAATCCCAGACTATGAGTCTCTAGGTCTTGATCCTGAAAAGATTTATAACATGCTCCGTGACCCTGCTGAACTTGAAAAAGGCATGCACACGCTGGGCGAGAAACAACTTCTAATCAAGCATATCTTTGTATCTGCGGACGAACCACAAAAGGAATCCATTGCAGGGACAATTGGCTCAAATCTCGAAATGGTCGGAAATGATGTAAAAGGGTCATTAACTGTATGGGATAAAGAAGCAATTAATTTGATTGAATCGGGGAAACTTGCCGAATTATCTGCATCCTATTTCTATGATCCTGTTATGAAAAGTGGCACTTTCAATGGACAGGCTTATGATGGTATTATGACGAATATTCGCGGTAATCATGTCGCATTAGTCGAACGTGGTCGAATTGGGCGTGATGCGCTTGTAGCTGATGC